CTCAGGGCTACCCGGTGCGCACCGTCGGCTTCGGCGAGACGATCAACCTGCCACCGCGGCGAACGCAGTACTCGCCCCAGGCCCGGCGCGAGATGCAGGCCGAGCGCTATGCCTACGTCAACCGTCGTGCGGAAATGTTCGATGAGCTGCGCCTCCTCCTCAAGAGCGGCTTCGCTCTGCCGCGCGCCTACGGCGAGCTGCGGCGGCAGCTGGCGGTGCTGCCCCGGGCCTACGACGCCGAGGGGCGAATCACCCTTCTCCCCAAGCGCGCCCCCGAGGGCAAGCCGTCGCTGATCACGCTGCTCGGGCGGTCGCCCGACGAGGCCGACGCGGTCGCCCTGGCAGCTCATGCCCTGCTCCACGAGGAGATACGGCCCGTAGCGGGGGCGGCGATATGAATTGCTAATTGCTAATTGCTAATTGCTAATTAAATACAAGACAATTGCCCTGTATTTTAATTATCAATCATCAATTAGCAATTAGCAATATTGGTAGGTGATATGAGCAACCTCGACGAGCAGCAGCTGAAGCGTCTGGAGGAAGTGGTCGCCAACGTCTGGTTGTCGCGGAACTCGTTCTTTTCGCAGTTCTGGCATCGCAGCGATCAGATCTATCGGGAGGCCAACTATCCCGAATACATGAATGCTCTGTTTTACCGGCAGCTTTACGACCGGATGCCGATTGCCCGCCGCGTCGTCGAGCTGGAGCCGAAGGAATCTTGGCGGGTGCAGCCGCTGCTTTATGAGAATGAGAAGTCCAAGGTGACGACGCCGTTCGAGAAGCGCTGGGACGAGCTGGGCAAGTTCCTGCACACCGGCGGCAAGAGCTGGCACAAGGAGGAAGAGGGGTCGATCGTCTGGGACTACCTGATGCGCGCCGACATCCAGAGCGGCATCGGCGTCTTCGGCGCCATGCTCCTGGGCATTGACGATGGCCGGCTTCTGGAGCAGCCGGCCGATGGCGTCCCCGCCGACGGCACGCCCAAGGATATCACCGGCGTGGCCCAGGACATCTACGGCGGCCAGCTGCCGCCGCAGCTGCAGCGGCCCTTGCAGTCGACCCTCGGCACCGATGCCCAGTACTTCACCACCATCTTCTCGCCGATGCAGCCGCCGGCCAAAAGTAGCAAGCACCGGAACCTGACCTTCCTCCGGGTCTTCGACGAGTCGCTCGTCCAGGTGGTGCAGTACGAGGCGTCGATGTTCAGCCCGCGCTTTGGTCAGCCGATCATGTATCTGATCACTCTTAACGACCCCAGGCAGCCGCACACCGGCGTCGGCCTGCCGCTGGCGACGGTCCGCGTCCACTGGAGCCGGGTCGTCCACCTCGCCGACAACCTGATTAACTCCGAGATCTTCGGCAGCCCGCGAATGCAAAGCGTTGTCAACAACATCATCGACCTACAGAAGATTTACGCGGCCTCGGGCGAGGGTTACTGGCAAAGCGCCTTTACCGCCTTGTCGCTGGAAACCAACCCGCAGCTCGGCGCTGACGTCGTTGTCGACAAGGAGGGAGTCCGGTCGATGATGGACGAGTTCCGGGCCCGGCTCCGCCGCGACCTGGTGCTCACTGGCATGACGGCGAAGACGTTAGCGCCCAACGTTGTCGATCCCAAGCCGCACATCGATGCCCAGATCGAGGCGATCTGTATCAAGAAGGGCTGCCCGGTGCGCATCTTCAAGGGCGCCGACAAGGGCGGCAGCGCTGGCGGCAGCACTGACGCCAGCGACGACGACAACTGGCGGGGCCGGATGATTCAGAGGCAGAAGATCTACCTGTCGTCGCGGCTGGTATCGCCGTTCGTCGATCGGCTGATTCTCCTCGGCATCCTGCCCGAGCCCGACGGCTACTTCCTGGAGTGGCCGGGGATGGACACCGTGTCGCGCAAGGACAAGGCGGCGATTGCCGTGTCGCAGACACAGGCCCTCGCTGCCTATGGCGCCGGCAACGTCGAGGCGCTAATGAGACCACTCGATTACCTGGTCTATGTCTTCGGCATGGACGAGGACGAGGCCGAGGCGATCCTGGCCCAGGCCAAGGACAACGACGACCGCTATACGCCGGATCCGAGCGAGGCCGGCGCTGATGGCGGTGAGCCCGGACACATGCTCAGTGGCGCGCCGCACTTACCCTTCGGCGGCTCCAAAGAACCAGGGGTGCCGCGGACCGGTGTTGCTGGCGGCATGGGTGTCGGCGGCGTCAAGGAAGGGAGGGTCTACTGAATTGCTAATTGCTAATTGCTAATTGCTAATTAGAAAACAATTGCTCTCTCTCTCTTCTAATTAGCAATCATCAATCATCAATTAGCAATTTAGAGGAGGGTGTACTAGGACTCATGGATGCAAAAGGACGTATGGCGCAAATCCGAGATACCGCTCGTAACCTGGTATATGCCTCGAATGAGACAGGCTTTGCCAAAGCCTATGCGACACTCGAAAAGATGTGCCAGGAGATAGTAAAGGACCCGAAATTGGAGGCGGCATTGAGGAAGGAAGAGTGTCCGGATGCGGAGAGTGCGGAGTCGTGACCCATCGCGCAGCCTGACGATGCGCCGCTTTATCAGCCGGCGGATCGCCCGGACCTTTGCGCTTCTGCGCGGCAAGATCCACAAGCTTCTGGCCGAGGAGCTGACCGTCCATCTCGACCCGTTCCTGACGCAGCTACGGCGGATTGCTGACGACAGCGGCCTCGACTTCGTCCGTGTCTTCTGGTCGCCGCACTATCGGATGATCCACCTGGAGCACGGCCCGGCCGAGGATCGCGCCGCAGTCAAGCGAACCCTGGCTGCCCTCAAGGCCGTCGAGGGCGTCTGGTACGCCCGCGCTGTCAGCATGGTGCCGCCCGAGGGTGACGACTGGCTCCAGGTGAACCAGGGAAGAAAGCGAGGTCCCAATGCTCCAGTGGCTCATGCTGCTGCTCCTCTTGACGCAACTGGTTTGTCTGCTCTATCTCGTGCAGACGATGCGGTCTTTGCTGCGCTCCCTGGCGCTCTTGACCGCCACGGTGGAAACGCTGCTCTGGCGGTCGCACACGCCGCCCAGGCCACGGACAATGCTCGATGGAACTCGGACGACGAGCGGATCGAGGGCTTCAAGGACTGGCTCCGGTCCCAGCTGGACGGCGCCGATGGATTGACGGACGAGGACCTGTGGCAGCGCTACATTCGCGCGGGCTATGAGAAAGGAGCGCTGCGAGCCTATGCGGATGCCCGGGTGCGGCCGCCGCACCCGCTGGCCGGTCCGGTGAGTGTCGACACCCTCAAGCACCTGATCGCCCGAATGCGCTCAGAAATCGACAATGTTGCCGACGACGCGGCGCAACGGGCTACTCGGATCCTGGCCGACGGCATGGTGAGCGGGCAATCGCCGCGCGCTGTCAGTAGGGCAATTGCCGGCGAGCTGGGCGTTAGCCAGAAGCGAGCCGAACGGACGGCCAGGACCGAGTTTATCCGCGCCCATGCCGAGGGCCAGCTGGATAGCTACGAGGCGATGGGTCATCGCGAGGTCGGCCTCGACGCCGAGTTTGTCTCGACCAAAGACGATCGCGTCTGCCCGGAATGTGAGGAACTCGATGGCGCCGTCATGAGCGTGGACGAGGCGCGCGGCGTGATCCCGGTGCACCCTGAATGCCGCTGCGCCTGGGTGCCGGCGGCTTACGCCCTGGCCCTGGATTGATAATTGCTAATTGCTAATTGATGATTAAAAGACAAAGCATTTGTATTTTAATTAGCAATTAGCAATTATCAATTAGCAATTTGAAAGGAAGGTAGTCATGACGGCAACGTTATGGATTGACGACAAGCATACGCTGGAGTTGGGGACGATGCCCGGCCTCTATCAGGCCGTCGGCCAGTTTCGCCATGCTGCCGGCGAGACCTTCTTCGAGGACTGGCCCTGCCTCTCAGAGTTGCTCATCCGGGTTGAGCTGCAGGAGGCAGCCGAGCCGCAGTGGCTGGAGGACCTCGCCATCGAGGCCAGCGATTTCAGGCACCGCCACGGCCGTCTCCTGTCGGTCGATGCCCTCCGCATCCTGGGGAGGTTGAGTGTCTGATGAAGACAGCCGAGACGATTGCGGCGAATGCCGGCCCGGCCCGGCAGGCGATGCTCGACGGGCGGGAGTACCTCGTCGCTCCGATCACCAGCATCGTCGAGGGCGTGCTGGCCGGCAGCAAGGGGCCGCTGTTCTACCCGGCTGACGAGATCAAGCGGTCGGTCGGCGACTGGGACGAGAAGCCGCTGGTTCTCTATCACCCGCTCCGGAACGGCTTCCACGTCTCGGCGGCAACCGATGGCGTTTGGGACACCCAGGGCCTCGGCGTCATCCGGTCGTCGCACTATGGCGGCAAGCTGCAGCACGACGGCTGGTTTGACGTGGAAAGGACGCGGAAACTGGCGCCGGCCGTCTACCAGAGCCTGGTCAAGGGCGAACCGATCGAGATGTCGACCGGCCTGTTCACTGACAACGACGAGGCAAGGCCAGGGGCCAATCATAACGGCAAGAGCTATACCCATGTGGCCCGGAACTACCGCCCCGACCACATCGCCGTGCTGCCCGACCAGGTCGGCGCCTGTTCGATCCGAGACGGCTGCGGGGTGCTGGTCAACCAGAACGACAGCGAGGTGCGCATGACCAACGAGGACACCTTCTTTCGCCGCTTCTGGGGCTGGTTGGTCGGCAATGCCAATCCCGACCAGCAGCGGCACCCGGCCAGCGGTAAGTGGATGCCGCACGGCGGCGGCGTTGGCCAGGGGCCGGCGCACACTGCTGCCCTCTATGGTTACACCGGCACCGATGTCACGCCGCTGCGGAAAGAGGCCAAGGATCAGCTGGCCAGCGATGACACGGACCTAGACCGCATCGCTCAGTTCTCGCTCAACCCCTTTGTCTCGGAGGCCCAGCGCCGCTTTCTGTGGATGTA